CGCACACACTGCGCTATGCTTGGGGAAACAAGCAAGGCAAAATTGCTGACAATGTCGGGACATCGTTTAAGTGGACAATCCCAGCGGATTTCGCAAACGACATACCGGATGCAACAACTGGCCGAGGTACTATATATGTTGATACTTATGTAGACGGCAAATTGATTCAGACGCAGTCAGCAACACTAACGGCAAGCATTGTCACAAACAACATAAAGCCTTCGTTCACTGGATTTACTTTGACAGACACAAATCCAACGACTCAAAGGATAATTCCAGAGCCAACACATTTCGTGTCCATAATGTCACTTGTGAAGGTTGTCTTCAACGGAGTGCAAGCAAAGAATGGGGCTACAATAGCTGGGTACTACGCTGAAATTGTTGGTGCTAGCAATTCTGTTTCAACGAATGGTGGGGTATTCCGTGAGGTCGCTGTAAATAAAGACACTCAAATGACCTTGAGGGGGAGAGTTCAAGATTCTCGTGGGATTTGGTCTGATTGGAAAGAGGTAAAAATAACATTCTTATTCTATTTCAGCCCAACGCTGAAATTTGAGGTTGTCAGAAGTGGCTCGAAGTCAGATACACTAACCATCAAGAGGTTCGCTAAAATAGCACCTCTTAGCGTTAATGGTGTTCAAAAAAATACCATGAAGCTGACTTTTACAACGGCAAAAGTTGGAACAAGCGATGTTGTAGCGGATAATGGGCAAGCTGGTGGTGAATGGTCAAGTATTTCTGAATTCAAAGCCTCTAACGCAAATCTGGGCAAAGAATATCCCGCAGATACCTCATTCATAGTCACAGGCAAACTAGAGGATAGATTTTCGCCCTCGGAATTTCAAGCTACAGTGCCGACCGATAAAGTTATCATGTCCTACGACCAACAAGGCGTTGGTATTGGTAAATATCGTGAAAACGGGGCACTTGATGTCAATGGATTGATTTACTCAGGTTCAAAGCCAATCCAGCACCACAGGCTGACCGAGCCAAACGGTGCAGCTATGGATAACAAGGTAGATAACTTAAACGACTATAGAACTACTGGTTTTTATTCGATTTTAGGGAACTACAAAAACCATCCGGCATCGGGCGAGGGTGGTTTTTTGGAAGTTGTTGAAAGCTCATCTGGGTATCATCAAACACTAACGACTGTTTCTGGTCGGATGTTTAAACGAACGGTAACAGCTAATTCTAACGGCTCGTGGATTGAATACACACCTAAACCGGAAAAACCAGAACCGCAGCTGGTGAAGAGAGAGGTTAATATCGGATGGGGAATAAAATTGTCTATGGTTAGAA